CCTTCCTGGAACTGACCGAACAGGCGCATGGGGGTGTAGTCACAAAATTCGTAAAATTTTTATAATAAATTCAAAAAAGGGCTGATGTTTATGAAAAGAGCAAGATTTTCTGCGAAAAAAGAGCAAAAAAAGTTAAAATTGATTGTTTCACAGTTGCCGGAGGAGTTGGCTCAGATCACGGAAGGCCTGGTCGAGGATGCATCCTTCATGGCAGAGCAGCTGGAGATCCTCCGGGCACACATCGACAAGAACGGATGGTCGGAGACTTATCAGAACGGAGCGAACCAGCATGGTAAGAAAACATCGGTGGAGGCTGACTCCTACATCAAGATCCAAAAACAATACTCGGCTGTGATTAAGCAGCTGACAGATTTGCTTCCAAAGAATTCCGAAGTTTCCGGAGCAGCGAAAGAGATCATGGAATTTGTCGGAAGCAGTAGGACAAGATGAATTACCCGAAGCAATACCTGGAAGCCATTCAGTCAGGTGAGGAAGTGGTTTCCGATAAGGTTCGCAAGGTGTACGAGAGGGAAGTAGGATGGATGTCAGAGCCTCCGGAAGATTTTCCGTTTTACTTTGACGAAGATGAAGGCCTCCGGCACATCGAGTTCATTGAAAGATTCTGTAAGCACTCCAAAGGCAGGTTTGCCGGAAAGCCGGTCCTGTTGGAATTGTTCCAAAAAGCGAAGATCCAATTGTTCTTCGGCTGGCGGAATAAGGAGACCGGATTTAGACGGTTCCGGGAATGCTTCGATCTTCGAGGACGGAAATGCGGTAAATCAACAGAAACGGCAGCAGTCGAGTGGGATGCGCTGGTGAATGACAAAGAGCAAGGTCCGGAAGTTTACTGTACAGCGAACAAGAAGGATCAGGCTGACATCATCTACCAGGAATGCGTGAATATGCGCTTGCAATCTCCGGCACTGAAGGCCATTACCAAAAAACGGCAGTCAGACATTTATTGTGATTATAACTTCGGCAAAATCAAATGCCTGGCATCCGATACATCGACAATGGACGGTTTGAATCCGTCTTTTTTTAGTTTGGACGAACTCCATGCCATGAAGAATTCACAGCTTTATGATGTCATGGTGCAAGGCCAATCCATGAGAGATCAGCCGATTGCATGGCTGATTACCACAAACGGTATGGTCCGGGAAGGGTTCTTTGATTCCCATTATGCCTACGCAGAGCAAGTGGCAATGTGGACAGTTCAGGACTATACATTCCTTCCGTTGTTGTACGAATTGAACAACAGGAATGATTGGCAAGATCCGAAGCATTGGGCGGAAGCAAATCCGGGGCTTGGAAAGATTAAAAGCATCAAGACCTTGGAACAGTTCGTGGAGAGAGCCAAAAGCGATCCGAGCTTCCTTCCGACAGTCATGACGAAGGATTTCAACAAGCCGGAAACACAATTTGCTTCCTGGCTTACTTTTGAAGAGCTTGTGAACGAGGAAACCTTCGAAATCGAAGAAGTTTCCAAGAGTTATGCAGTCGGTGGATGCGACTTGTCAGCTGTGGGTGACTTAACATGTGCGACATTGCTGATCCGGAAGCCGAACAACACAAAAGTGTATGTGCTTCAAAAGTATTTTATTCCACAGTCAAAGCTCGATTATTTGGATAAGACCAAATCCAAAGAAGCTCCGTACAAATTGTGGGCGGAGCAGGGATGGCTGCGTATTTGCGAAGGAGCCCAGGTCAATTATTCGAATGTGACCGAGTGGTTCATTGAAATGGTCGAGAAGTACGACATTCGGCCGTTGTGGGTGTGCTATGACCGAGCTCTTTCCGGTTATTGGGTACCGGAAATGGAAGAATATGGTTTCGACATGGAGAAAACGGCACAGGGGCCGTTCACATGGAACCAGCCCATGCGAGAAATGCAAGCAGCATTCCATGAACACAGAGTCGTTTATAACAACAATCCGATCTTGCGCTGGTGCCTTGCCAACACCGGAAAGAAATCCACCAAGACGGACTCCATTGAAATGATACAGCCGGTAAAGATACAGGCAAACAGACGAATTGACGGTATGGTGTCTCTCCTGAATGCCTGGGTTGGATATGTGAAGCATTATGACGAATACATACCGTATGTGAGGTAAAGAAAAATGGGATTTTTTCAAAATCTGTTTAAGTCGATCATGAAAGACAAACAGCAGACACAGGCTTACACACAATTTCAGGAACTTGGAACCTTCAAGTCATATTTTGGTTCTTTTGGCAATGACATCTATGCTTCAGACGATGTAAGAGCCTGCGTTCGTGCGCTGGCAGAAAATACATCAAAGGCAAATCCGAGATCTACGGTCAAAAACATTGAATATCTGCTTGGCCTTCGGCCAAATAAGTTCATGAATGGAAAAGACTTCCTGGAGAAGCTGCGAAACATCCTTGAAGTGAAAAATACGGCATTTGCATTCATCGACCGAGATGAAAAAGGCAATGTGATTGCCATTTATCCGGTGCCGTATCAGAGCTTTGAAGCAGTCGAGTATAAAACGAGGCTGTTTGTGCAGTTCCAGTTTTCCGGTACGGCAGCACAGAACCTGACGGTTCCCTGGGAAGATTTGGTGGTTCTTCGAAAGGATTATTTGAATTCCGACATTGCCGGAGAGAATAACCTTCCATTGCTTGGAACTTTGGATGTAATCGGCACAATGGACAAGGGCTTGCAGAACGCAGTCAAGAGCACAGCGAACCTGCGAGGCATCCTGAAATCCACCAAGGCCATGTTATCTCCGGAAGCACTGAAGGAAAACAGAGATCGGTTTGTGTCGGATTATATGAATATCAGCAATCAGGGAGGAATTGCTTCCCTGGATGCGACTCAGGAGTTCAAAGAGATTAACTTAAAGCCGACTACGGCAACAGCCGAGGAAATGAGTGATTTCCGTGAGCGAGTTTACCGGTATTTCGGTGTAAACGAGAAGATCATCAAATCAAATTACTCAGAATCCGAGTACGATGCATTCTACGAAAGCAGAATCGAGCCGTTCCTTGTGGCTTTGAGCTTGGAACTGACCTACAAGATATTCACGGAGCGAGAGAGAGCATTCGGCAACAAGATTTGGTATGAATCGAACCGTTTGCAGTTTGCATCCGCCAAGACCAAGATTTCAATGGTTCAGTTGGTGGATCGGGGACTCATGACTCCGAACGAATATAGACAGTTGTTTAACATGGCACCGTATGAAGGCGGTGACGAATTTGTTTTACGACTTGATACAGCCAAAACAGGAGACACAACAGAAGCCGGAAGGCCGGCAGAAAGTGAGGATGAAGAAGATGCCGTATAGAGAAGAACGAGAATACAGAAATATGCCCATGATGGAAACGAGGGCAGCAGGAGAAGGCGAGGAGCAGTCTTTTGTTGTGGAAGGATATGCCACTACATTTGAACCGTACACCTTGTTTGAAATGGACGGAATTCAGTACAAAGAGCAGATCATGCCGGATGCATTTGAAGAAGCAGATCTGACGGATGTCATTTTCGTCAAAGACCATGAAGGAACCGTATTTGCAAGAACCAAGAACGGTTCCCTGACCTTAAGTGTAGATAATCACGGACTGATGTCCAGAGCGGACCTTGGAAGAACTTCCGCAGCAAGGGAAATGCACGAAGAGATTGAAGCAAAGATGTACACACAGATGTCCTTTGCATTCACTGTGGCAGAAGATGCTTACGATGTAGACCAGCACTTGAGAAAGATTCTTAGAATCAAAAAGCTCTATGATGTGTCAGCGGTATCATTCCCGGCAAATCCGGGTACAGATATATCAGTGGCGACTCGATCTCGGTTTGATGGATTTATCGAACAGGAGAAAGCGGAGAGACTTGCAAAAGAGGCAAAACTGGCAGCAGCAAGAGAAAAATACTTCTACGAAAGGAGCAAAAAACAATGGAATTGAAAGACATGACATTGGCTGATGTTGAAGCCAGGCTCGCTGAAATTGACGGTTTGGTAAAAGCATCCGAGAACGAGGAAGAAATCAGATCCTTTACCGAGGAAATGAAGGAACTCGAAGCTCGCAAGGTAGAGCTGAAAGACCTTGAGGAAAGAAAAGAAGCAGCAAAAGAAATTCAGGAAGGTAAGGCTTCCGTAACGACCATTGAAGCAAGAAAAGGAGAAGAGAAGATGAAAGACATCAAAGAATTTAGAAATTCCACAGAGTATGTTAATGCTTTTGCAGAGTTCGTTAAAACCGGCAATGCAGACGAATGCAGAGCACTTTTAACTACCAATGTTGGTGAAGCTGGAACCGTAGCAGTTCCCGATTTCGTATACGATCAGATCAAGACTGCTTGGGATCGCAACGAGATCCTT